GATCTACATTGCAGGCCAGTTCTCGTGGGAAGTAAAGGAACACGGCAAGCGCCTGGATGGGCATGACGTGAAGCTGGATAGCCACGGCCAAGCGATTACGCGCATGGAAGCGTGGAAGGAAGGCTATAACGCTGCCTCGAATCGCAGTAAGGATTAGCGCCTAGCCTCGTGTTTCGGGCAGGCAGCAGCAACATCACGAGCTCCAAACTGGCCTCCACACTTCGGGCAGGTATGCAGGACTTTAGGACGCCCACCGGCACGAGTCTTACGCTTTTGGTTGTCCCACGCGGCAACAACTGATTTAACGACTTTCCGCTCCCCTTTATCGAGAGAGCGGAGCCATTCGCGGATTTGATCGTGGTCAGTCATTTCAACCTCTTGTCGCGGTCTTTGGTCCGCATTTCCACTGCATCGTCCAATAGGGTCTGGTAGTTAGTCTCTAATTCCTTGATACGGTTTAGCGCGACAGTTAGAGCGGAATTTAGAGATTGGATTTGGGCGAGATATGTAAAGTTGATCGTTTCGTGGTCGGTCATTTGGCATCCTCCGCGCTAGTTGGCCATTTCGCACGGTTAGGCCCATACAGATACTCCTCATATTGGGAGTCAGTCATCTTGCAGGGATCATCTTCTGGAGCGGCTGGCTCCTCTCGTAGCTGGGCGGCTGCATCACATAGGCACGAATGGCATCCATGCCCGCAATTGAAGTTGAAGCAGGGGCAAATCATGCGGTGGTTATTATGGTCGGTCATTTCTTGATCCTTCGCTCGGCATCACACTGGGGCCGCTGATTCATTTCAAGTTCATCGGCAAGGGCTCGCAAATCCGCCGCATTCTGCAATCCAGTTATTACTGGCTGCGCTTCGCAGTCTCGCGCTATCTCGCGGATTCGATCGGGGCTAAGCATTGAAGCCCTCCATGAATGCATGGAAGGATTCGAGACGGTCTTGGTTTGTCGTGCCTTGGTGGGCAATCAGGTTAGCCCAAAGCCAAGTGAACTCTTGGTTCGGGTTGGGGCGGTTGCGGTATCCACTTCCATATGCTTTCCAGTCGCGGGGAGTGATCAGGCCATGATTCATTTGTGTTGCCTCCGTAAAAGTCATTAGTCTTTCCAGCAATCTACCGCATTCGCAACCTTGGCCATAGCCTGCTTCTTGGATACAGCCTTTACGATGACTCCCGATCCATCTTCTTTTACTACTACGTATGCAGTCATTGTGTTGCCTCCTTGCTTACAAATACAGATTAGATCAACAACAGTAGTTTGTCAAGGGGGAAATGAGATTTATTTTCGGGGAGGGTTCAATGGCGAAGGCTCGCATCGAATTCGTACCCGGCTGGGGCTGGACACTGCGCACCAAGACCGCGATCTATGCCCGCGATACATTCGACGAACTATGCAATGCTTGGCGAGAAGCGAACAACTCCACAGCGATCCAAGCCTGCTTAGACATTTACGCGGCTCGCATGGGGCAAATACAGACATTGGGACGGGCATGAGCTGGGACGGCTTTCTTGAAACCCCCATCGGCACGTTTGAATACGAATACCGGCAGGCTTTTGAAAAGTGCGATGCGGCTCGGATTCAGTTCAAGATTGCGCTGGAGAAGATCAGCGAAGCCGAAGATCAGCTAAGGCAGGCTAAGGCACGGCTGGAATTGAAGAGGAGTTTGCGCTAGATGGAGCGAGATGGAGAGGGTCGGTTCATGGTGACCATTAGGACTCCTGAGGTGGCTAAAAAGTTTCTGGACGCGCTAGAAGCTTGCGGAAACGTGAAGCAGGCGGCGGAAGATTCTGGCATCTCTAAGAATTCCGTGTACTTATGGCGGCGGGACGATCCTGATTTCAAGGCTGCATGGGACGCGAGAATAGCTGATTACGGCGACATGCTGGAGGCTGAAGCCTTCCGGCGGGCGTATCACGGAATTGATAAGCCGGTATTCCAGCAGGGAATGCAGGTGGGCACGATCCGCGAGTATAGCGATGGGCTGTTGGCTCGCATGTTAGTTCGGTTCAAGCCTGAGTATTCAGACAAGATCGCGCATACCGGCGCAGATGGTGAAGGCCCGGTCCAGTTTGTTGTGACCCGCGCAGGCGCGAAGGACAAGTAAGCTTTGTACAACATCCACCTGCAGATGAGGCAGGGAGAGTTAGAAGACCTCATCAAATACCATCGCGCCACGGTTATAGGCGTAGGCGGTGGGCGCGGAGCTGCTAAGTCTGGCGGTGCAGATCGAATCGAAATAGCTTCGATGCTGGAAGAGCCTGGATTCGTGGACTGCATTGTGATGCGGAACTACGATCAGGTTCGCAAGTATCACATTGAACCAATAACGAGGGAGTGGCCAGCCCTCGAAGAGTATTACAACAAATCAGAGTCCAAGCTGGTCATCCCGGTTGGCGGCAAGTTATCGCAGCTTGACTTTAGCTATGCCGAATCGCTGGAAGATGTAAAGCGCCGCTTCCGGTCGGCGAATTACCGCCGCATCATCGTTGACCAGGCCGAGCAGTTCACGTGGGAAGAACTGCAGGAAATCATGCTAGCCAACCGCTGCAGGGGGGCTATCGCCAAGACAATTCTGCTCTTCAATATGGGCGGGATCGGAATTCAGGACTTACGTAACCGGTTTGGCCCGCAGAAGAGATTCAACGAGAACGAAGATCCGAACGATTACACGTTCCTGCATGTGTTTCCGCAAGACAACGTTGAGTGGTCACGCAGCGAGTTAGAAGCGGACGGGCTGACTGAGGATGATTACTATGCGTGGACAGACCAGCAGAGATTCGACTACTTCACAACACGATCGGCATACGGAAGAAAGCTCAACGCCCTCGATGACGCCACTCGTGCGAGAGACTTACTCGGCTCTTGGGAGAGCCTTGAAGGCGCTTACTTTGGCCGAGTCTTTGATTACAAAGCAACACTAAAGTCAGCCGAAGTAGCCGAAGGCATCATTCGGGCGTGGGATTCGCGCTGGCTGTCTACGGACTGGGGCAAGTCGCACTTCTGCTCGACGCACTGGCATGGCAAGTCCTTACTGAGTCCGAGCGAGGTAAAGAAGTGGCTGGGCTGGGATGTACCGCGAGCGTTGAATGTCGTAACGACTTACCGCCGCCTGATTGTGAACGAGCAAACCAGCTCTCAAGTAGCCGCGGCGCTGATTCAGAAGACACCACAGCATGAGCGGGAGAGATTGAGCCGCTATCCATTCTCGCCTGAGCAGTTTGGTGAGCGCGATTCGGAAGATACGGTTCCGATCATCATTGGCAGGGAACTGGCGAAGTACGGTATGCCACACCCCGAGCAGGCAGACAACAGCCGCAAACCGGGCTGGCAGTTGATGTACGAGCTACTAAATAACACACGCATCTGGGCAACACCGCCTGAGAGTCGTACGGCAGAGATGGAAGCCGAGGCTGGCGATACGGTCTGGATCATCTCTTCGGAGTGTCCAGAGGCGCTAGAGACCATTCCGGTGCTGATGCGCAACGTCAAGGATTTGGACGACGTTGTAAAGACGGACAAAGGCATGGCTGTACTGGCAATGGACGTGGCTGATGATCTGCGGTACGGGCTGCAGTCGATGCTTGGCTCTGGTCGCAAGCCTGACAAGGTAATTCACGGCGAAGCGCAGCACGCACGGATTGAGAAGCAGGATTACCAGGCGGCGTACATGGCGGAGATTACATTCAGGGCGCAGCAGAATGGCCCAGAGTTTCAGGTGAGCGGGAGGCGGCGACGGTGATTGAATTCTTTGAGATGTATTTTGTCGTCTTTCTGATTGGCATGGCGGCTGGCGGCGCATTGGTCGCGTTTTACCCGCGTGAGCGTGAAGCGGTATGGGTGGCGAAGGACGGCAGCGAAACGCTCAGCATGGATAACTGGCAGCTGGTGAAGCTGTCGGGCGGAATGCCTTTCGACACTAAGGACGCTGGCGACATAGGTAGGGGGAGCGTCCCCGACTTCAACGTAACCGGCAAGCCCCGCCGCGCCCCGTGGAATCAGCGCCGCAAAGAGCTTGAGGCAGCAGCCCGCACCAAGCGCAAGCAGATTGAGCAGTTCAGGAGCATTGAGAATGGCTAAACTCTTCGCGGCAAAGATGGACACGGCAGACGCCATGCCTAAGCTTCCCACGGCTGGCATCCAAAAGCAGGGCTTCATCAAGAAGTTCAAGAAGCCTGAGGCTATGCCGGTCAAGGGTGGACTGGTCAAGAGGCTTACGGGCAAGTGAACGAAGAAGCCGTAGAGCAGCCACAAGAGGAAGAGCAGACCGGCCCGCCATCCCTCGACGGCGACGAGGACCTTCAGCGTGCGGTGTTGTCCAAGATCCGCGAGCACAACGCCAAGGGTAAAGCCAACCGCATGGCCGAAGTGCAGAACGCACGCGACCAGAGGCTTTACTATCGCGGCATTCAGCAGTTCTATTGGTCGGAAGATACCGAGAACGTGGTGTTTGAGTCGGATGATGACTCGCCGTACGATCGCACGTTCAACATCTTCCAGGGCTACGGCAAGATATTCCAATCCACCTTCATGGGCGCACGTCCGAAGGTTAGGGCTGAGGCTGATGATCCGTTCAACTCGACCAGCATAAGGAATACGGCGAAGGCGCAGACCTACGAGCGAGTGTATCGCAAGTTCAACGACACGCCTACCCAGCAGCTAGAGGCTGCGCGGCTGATGTGGACGGATGGCCGGATAGTCACGCGCACCTCGCAGCGGGACGGCAAAGAGATTACCGAGTTCTGGGGCGTGCTTGAGTCTCGCGTACCGATTACGGCGAAGGATGACATTGAAGTTCCGCTGAAGAATTGCCCGCTGATCGAGTTGGAAGACGAGTACCCCATCGTGCAGATGAAGCGCGACGTGGGAGACAAGCAGAACAGCAAGGGCGAAGAGATTCGCAAGAAGATTTCCAGCGGCAACGGCGACAGCTACGAGCGCAACGCACGGCTGGCAGTCAAGCGGCAGGCGGGGACGGATACGAGCCTGGACGCGACGACGGGCGAGGATAACTATGGGCTAGCCACAAAGACGTGGAGCTACATGCGGCCTGAGTTCTATGAGCACTTTCAGGAGGCAGACAGGGTAGAGCTTGAGCAAATGTTTCCGACGGGCCTTTGCCTGATTCGTTCTGGTGACATCTACCTTGAGAGCTATCCGTGCGAGATTGACGCAGAGCTGGACGTAATCCACGCACTGCCGGGCGATGGCATGAGCCGTCCGAGCATCGGCGCAACCACGATGCCGCTGCAGGATGCCTACAACACAAGCAAGAACCTGATTGAAGAGCAATTCGATCACGGCATCCCGACAACGTACTTCGACAAGCGCAGCGACATTGACGGACTGAACAAGTCACGCGAACAGCCGGGGCAGAGCAGGAAGGCTACCGGAGTAGCAGGGCAGCCATTGGAGTCGCTGTTCTACCAGACGGTTCCGGTCAATCCTCCGCAGCAACTATTCAACTACGCGGAGAACCTCCGCGGTCCAGAGGCGCAGTTTGTATCCGGGCAGCAGCCAGCATTGTTCGGTGCTGAGATGCAAGACCAGAAGACAGCCAGTGGCTATGCACAGGCCCGCAGCATGGCACTGGGGCAGATGGCGATTGTATGGAAGCCGTACACCGCATGGTTTGCGCGAGAGATGACGCGGGCGGTCAGGATGGCTTCGAATCGCCCAGACGAGATCAAGACGACACTACCGGCACAGCGCAAGGGCGGCAAGCCAGAAGCAGTAAAGCTTTCGCCTGCCGACCTGGTTGGGCTGTCGTTCACCAATGAGTCAGACGAGAACTTCCCCGAGACCTGGACGGAGAAGAGCAACAAGGTAATGAACCTGCTGCAGATGGGCGGCGAGGTTGCGGATTGGGTGTTGCAGGAAGAGCCGGACAACCTTTACATGCTCAAGCAGCTTATCGGGCTTGAGGAGTTGGTGATCCCCGGCGAGGATATGCGGAACAATGTGCTTGCGGATATTGCGCAGATGGAGCACGAGGCACCGCAGCCCGACCCAAACCAGATGCCACAGCAGGCACTGCCCGCGCCCGGAGCTCCACCGATGCAGCCGCAGTTAGTGAGCAGCATTCAGCTAGATCCTGACTACCTGGAAGATCAGGATTATGAAGTCGGCTGGAAGACAGTGAAGCATTGGGTTCAGTCCGCAGTAGGGCAGGAAGCCAAGGTATCGAACCCGATGTGGTTTGAGAATGTGCGGCTCTACGGCCTTGAGTACAAGCAGGGCATGGAAGCTGCACAGGCGGCGAAGGCCCAGGCCAACCAGCCTCCACTTCCGCCGGATTTACCGAAGGTGGCGATTCCTTACGACTCGCTGCCTCCGGGTGGAAAAGTTCAGGCCGCGGCGAAGGCGGGCATTCAGTTGACGCCCGAGGATGTTCAGCAGGCGGCGATACAAGACGCGGCGCAGAACGCGCCCGCAGGAGTTTAGATGGCAGAAGAGACAGCAATCCTCGAAAGTCCCGAGCTTGAGACGCCCGATGAGGTTGACTCGAGTGACTCGAGTGCGCTCGAGCAGCCCGATGAAGTAACAGAGTTAGGCGAAGAGCAGCCCGAAGGCGAAGAGCCTGCAGAAGACGACCTAGACACGCCGGATGAGCCAGAAGACCCCAACGCGCCTCCAGTCGTAGCCGATGGCCGTAAGATGCCGGACGGTCTCAAGAAGGCCATTGCAGGTATCAAGGCCACGAACCCCGAGGCGGCTAAGGCAATCAAGGGGCTTTACTGGAGCGATCAGGAGTACCGCGCAGCCTTCCCCAAGCCAGCCGATGCCGTAGCAGCCAAGAACCTGATTGAGGAGATTGGCGGGCCTGACGGTATCCAGAGCATTACCGCAGAGCGCGAAGAGTGGCAGCAGATCGACAAGGATTTCTCAGATGGTAAGCCTGAGTTCGTCAAAGGACTAGCCGAGGGCAACCCCGAAGCGTTCCTGAAGACCGCGCCGCACGTTATCAACGAATTTGCGCAGCGGGCACCCGAGCAATATCAGTACTACGCGAACAACGTTGCCGTAAACACGCTGGCGAGTGCTGGCCTGTCGCTTGATTCACTAGCCGCGGCATATCACAAGTTTGCCGACAACCCGCAGGCGCAGGCAGTGATTGCCGATGTGCATAATGCGCTGGTTGGGCTGAAGGAAAAGGCTGCAGCGTTCGAACAGAAGCGCGTCGATCCGCGCGAAGAGCAGTTGAAGCAGCGGGAGCAGCAGTTCGAGGAGAAGCGCAGGGCAGACTTTGAAGGCAGCGTAGCTTCTCAGGCTGAGAAGTTCCTGGCTGAGAAGATGCAGCCGGAGATTGACCGCATCGTGGGAACGCGCAAGGTCGATCCTGAGGCCATGAAGGGCTATCAGGAGATGGTGCAGGCCAAGGTCATGAAGATGCTTGGCGAAGTGAAGGGCTTCGAAGCAACGCTGGAGGCGCATTACCGCACCGGGGACGCTGCCAAATCTGTGGCCTATGTTCAGAGCCAGTACAACCGCATTCTGCCGATCGCTGCGAAGGTAATCGAGCCTTTCCTGAGAAACATCGCACCGGGAGCTGCAAAGCCTGTTGCTAAGAACCCCGTAACGGGAGCAAGACAACCTTCCGGGCCTGGCGAAGTTGTGCTGAAAGAGATGCCCGATTACTCGCAGATTGACTTCAACAAATGCACGGTGGCCGATGTGATGCAGGGCCACGCAATTCTGAAGAACGGCAAGAAGGCGAGCGGGTGGGCGTGATGTTTGACCCCGAGAAGATCGAGCGGTTCGATATGGATGTTGCCGGTGGTGAAGACCCATCGCCCAATGGTCGATATGTTCTGTCGTCCGACTATGACCAACTCCTGAAATTGCACAGAGAGGCTAAGAAGAATGTGCGGCCCATCTGCTCGCACGGCTGTATCGAAGGCCAGTGTGCTATCTGCAAATAAAGTCGGGGGGCCTAAATGATGTTCCTCTGGCTGATTCCATTCGTGCCGTTCATCTACGGCCTATGGGCTATCGAAAGCAAGCTCAACAAACTTGAACACAGAACACACCGACTGGAGAAAACAATGTCCGCAGACCGCGCAGCACTCGACGCCAAGATTCAGGAAGTAGCAGCGAAGTATGACAGCACCATTGCCAACATCAAGGCGGTCATCGCTGCATTGCAGGCCAAGGTTGGTACATCGGCAGACTTTCAGTCTGAGGTCGATGCACTTCAGGCGGTAGTGGACAAGGAAACCACTGACGATCCCGGCGCACCCGCTGCGGCACCGACCGACCCCGCGCCGTCTGCCTAACAAGATTGCAGGGTCCATTGGCGGAAAGCCAACCCAAGGACAGATTCAAGGTCTGTAGCGGGAGGGATGTCGATGCCCTCCACCCTGCATAAAGTTTCGTCACCAAGTCGATAGCGATACCGGGGAGGCGTCACCCGGCCTCGAAAGAGGGATAAACGTAAGATCGCAACTCGCAAGCGTGACCCTGTAACACCCGCACCACAATTCAAAACGATTCGCTGCAAGGTCCATACACAGCAGTGCCCAGGCTGCGCCATTAGGCGGAAGGGGTGACCAGCAAGCACACCAACAGGTGTCTTCATGGCTGCTTCTAACACGTCCAATGTAATTGGACTCCAGAAAGAGAAGGTTCTCAGCAACCTTCCTAAGTTGTTCCTCATGGGCGAGGACAAAATCTTCACCCAGATCATGAGGAACGGTGGGCTTGGCTCGGTTCCCGTGTCCAAGCGTTCTCTCCGCATCCCGCTCCAGGTTGCCCCTGGTGGCAAGGGACGCATCGCGAACTTCGACGGCGGCACGCTTGGCCGTGGTGGTTCGATCAACACGGTGCCCGGCTTCGTCTCCACCAAGGGCTTCGTCTGGGCGCTTGAGTCCACGACCGAAGCGTATTGGGGAACCGATTCGCAGGAGAAGTCCATTGCTTCGCTCACAGCTCTTGAGCAGGCGCAGCAGATGGAGAACTTCAAACAGTTCCTCGATTCGCTGTTCTTCTCTGCGAACGGCGTTCTCGGCGTAACCACTGCCTTCACCGGCTCGGGTCCATACGTCGCCACGATCGCCAACGCGAACAACTTCTACATCGGACAGGATGTATTGGTCTATTCGGCACTTGGCGGCACGAACCGTGCGACCGGCACCATTACCGTCACCGCGGTGGACGCCAACAATAAGCAGGTTACGCTTACCGGAACCCTGACCTCACCCACCGCTGGCGACTTGCTGATTGCTGACGGTACGGGCGCAGTTGCGGGTGCTTCGCTTTCGAGCATCTACGACTATCACGTCTCGGCCAACACCGGAACCGTCCTCACCCTCAACCGCTCGGCCTACCCTGGACAGCTCAACATCTCTGCTATCGCAGCGGGTGGTGCGCTGACTACGGTTCTGGTTCGGGCAATGTTGCAGTTGTCGATTCGCAAGATCGGCACGAACAACGCGCAGTTGCTGAACTCCCTCAAGTTCATTGTGGGTGTTGAGCAGGCGGCGGCATGGGAAGCGGCTGGTACGTCCATCTCGCAGATCTTCCGTCCGCAGAGTGGATCGGGG